GGCGTCTACGAATTTACCATAAACCGTGCCTCCAGCGATACCCGGTGTGGTATCAGGGAACGGGCAAGTGCACGGAAGGAAGTTAGCCGTGTAGCGGGCGACACCTTTGGTGATCCGAAAATCATCTATGTATCCGTTCCATGCAGGGATGCCGCCCAGACTCGAATCCAGGGCCGCTATTTTTAAGGTAGTACCAGTACTTATGCTCCCTGCGTACGTAATAGGAGCACCAGTCGCTACGCCGTTCACATATTCGGTAAAATTGGACCCACTCCTAACGAGCGCGATGTGATACCACACATTCAAACTCATGTGCGCATAAGCAGCAAGAGAACTGTAGCCGACACCGTTCCAGAACTCGATTATCAAGCTGCCAACGCCGTTTGCCTCCATAAAAATGCCACTGGTCCCTGGAGCGGTAGTGGTAGAAAATATACCGTTGTTAACACCACTAAACGATAGTGCGTACAGCCAGTACTCAATTGTGAAATCTCCTGTACTGAGATCCAACTCCCCTGCTGCCACAATGGGCGTAGAGACATAGTTGGAATTAGCGCCTCCAAGACTCTTAAGCGCAGCTGTGCCAAATTTTGGCACAGCTGCGCTTGTTACGGGAGTACCGGCCACGCTTATTGTATGAGCATATGTAGACGAGTCCGTGAACGTAGTGCCGCTATCCGCACCGTTCATATGTAGCAGCAAACTTACGCTCGAGAAACTGGCGTCAGTTGTCGCGCATATGGGATCATCAAACGCTACGGTTGGTGGAGTAAAAGCAGTCGTATATACAGCAGCGCCGACAACTATGCGTACTTCATCTAACCACCCTACTATGTAGCTTACTGACCGGGCACCGCCGACATCAACCTGATTCCCGGAAGTAGACACCGATAACGTAGTGGCGTCAGTAACAGACGCTTCCAAAATGCCGTTAGCATACAAAGAATACGTAGTACCACTGCGCACAAGCGCAAGATGATGCCACTGCCCGGAAGGTAAATTAGTGGCCCCACTTAAGCTGAAAACAGCAGTCGAGCCCGCATCATGATATCCCACGCCAGAGATAGTAAAATTAGACCCACCAGCGGCGGCTACACCAAGTCGGGCGACTGGTCTGTTAATACCGAAGGTACCTTCGATGCTCACAATTGTCTGGTTAGACCCAGCGCCAGAAGCATCAAAATATGCCCACCCCTCGATGGTAAAATCTCGGCTACTTGCTAAATCAAATTCTGGTACGTCGGCGGGAGTGATAACTGTTTTCTGCACTCCTAGTGGGGCGGGAAGTGAACCAGTGCCGAACTTCTGAACCGCCGTATCTATCAGCGAGCCACCATAGAAATTTGTAAGCGAGTGCGCGTACAACGACGAATCAGTAGTAGTAGTCGCTCCGTTCGTACCATCCATGTGGAGCAAAAGTACAACGTTACATGGGTCGGTCATACCTGGAACCAACCAGCGTGTGTCTGATCAAATGCAACTGAATAATTGAATCCAACAGCAGTAAGCGGAAACCCAATCCCGTCACTCGAGTAGTAGATCAAACGCGAAGTTGCGTCCACACCGGTGGAGGCGTAGATGATCACAGCGACGATAGGATTCGGCCATATCAAGGCGCTCGCATCAGCTACTGTACCGCTACACACGCCATCGGTCTGAGCCACGCTGGTCATCGCTAAATCACGAACAGCTATGGCACTAGGGGTTATGCTGGTTACATACTGATGCGTCGCGCTCGGTACGTACCCAGCGTCCACGAGCATGACTTTGGGAACACAAGTGACCCAGTTGAGCGCTGCAGTAGCGAAGTCAGATGCAGCATGCGCGTACCTAAACGTACTCACGCAGAACTACCAAACCCGATGCGGGCACGGGTAAATCGTAAGTCAGCGAACGAGGGGAATATGAATGGCACGTCGGCTGCACTCTGGCCGCGAACTGCGAAATCCCGCCACATGGCGATCTCGGTCTTGTACATCCTACCGTATGACACCGACAGTTCGGGGTCCGTCCACGGCTTATTCGGCATGCGGTACATGCGCTCAAACAGACCTGCGAGTATCCCATCAAGGTGGTGGGTAAACGAAATATCCGGCAGCGTTGTGGCAGCCATGCTGGGGCGAAGGGCGCCGTACACATACAGCACAGAGCCGTAAGTAGCGTCTGGCACGGGTTGTATAACCAGCGTATCCGGAGTGACCATGAAGTGTGTGTTTGGCGGGCCCGGGACGTTCGTGAGGATCAGCCTGGTGCTGGGAGGCAGCGATTGCTTCGACGCACCGCCAAGGGGGGTCGGGTAAATGTACGCCTCGAGTACGAACTGGACCTCAGTGTCCTGATCGACTGGGTTCAAGTACACATTCTGCTTGCCGATCGTCACCGGGTATGGCCCCGCAATGCCGCGGTACGCAGTGGACTGGGTGTAGAAGTGTCGCAGAGTCAGCACAAGCTGGCTCTGTATCAGCGTGTCAGGAGCGCCGGAAAGTTGCTGGGCGGCTATGGCACCCATGTACTGAAGGGTTCGCCCAGCAACTGCTGAACTACTCTGGCCGCCATCGACTGTAACAAGAGCCATGATCAGCCACCTTTATTGATTAGCGTTTCTCGAAACGTCTTGAGAAGGGAGGTCGCACGGGTGTTCTCAGTGAACTCGTCGTCCGAGAGTTCCGCACGGCCGGCCATGAAAAACACAACCGGGTTGAAAAACAACCGGTTGTCGAGAGGAAACAGGGTAGTGATTCCGAGATCAGCGGTAACGTAGGAAGTCACTGAGTTACTGCCAAGAGTGGCAGTGGTGAAGTTGCCAATGTAGGCATCGGGGCGGTAACGATAAACTTCCGCCAGAGCGGTATTCAGATGCGACAACATCTGTAGATCGGTGTACCGGTAGGGGGCGCGAGCATCACTGATGATAAGACGTGCCTCGCTTATCGCGTCGTCAATCGTCTTTGCAAGTGTGCTAGCCATTTTCTCACCCCTAAGTAAAAGGGGGGCTGGCAGCTTTTGGCCGACAGCCCCCCGGGACTACATCATCCAGTCACCACTTATCAGATGGTGCCAGCCTTGATAACGCCGTAAGCGACCAGGGTGGGGTTGATCACAGCAAATCCCCAGACCTGCAGACCGCGCATCAGGGTGCCGAAAGTACTCTCCGAGCGGAGGGTTTCAACCTTCGTCATCTGCGACGCGAACGTCAGGCCCAGCGAGTGGCCAGCATACACCGCCCACTCGCTAGCAGCCAGGCCACCAGCGACGCCGTTCGGGAGCAGATTCGACACATAGACCGTGAAACGGTCAATCATGCCAAGCCGTCCGTTACGAGCGATGGAGACCGAGTCACCGGTCAGATAGGCCTGCTGCAGAGCGCTGCGCTTGATAACGGCGCCAGCCCATGACGGCAGAACTACCCAACGACCAGTCTCCGGGACGCGGTTTTCGTCGAGCGCCAGACCAAGGTCGATCAGGAAGTCGAGAATACCGCGGGTGTTGGCGATGACGTCACCAACCTGCGTGAGCAAGCCAGCGCGGCCAACGAACAACGGAGTGCCCGTGACACCCAGGCGCAGGTTGGCGCTGAACCGACCGGCGGTCAAGCCGGAGTTCGTCGCATCAACCAGGGAGCCCAAACTGGCAACGGCCAGCACAGACGTGTCAACGAAAATCTTCATCTGCTCAGAGGCGTTGTCGGCCCAGTTGCTCAGAAGATCCACATCGGCCTGAATCTGCATCACATCGTCAAGGACGGTATTAAAGTACGCGCCCTTGTTGATCTGCAGAGTGACCAGCGCGCTCGACGGACGCTGAACAGTCAGAGCCTGTTCCGCGCTGTACGAAGCGATGGTGATCGTCGGATGAGTGCGAATGTTGACGGTTTCGCCAAAATTCTTGATCTCACCCTCGTAGTCCGTGGACGCAATGGCGCCAAGGACAGTCGCGTCGTAGAACTTCTCTACGAACTTGCCCGACCAGATGGTCGGAATGAAAATACCGGAATACGCCGGGCTAGGAACTGAACCTAGATACGGTGTACCAATTGGATAAGCCATGTCTCTACTCCGAAATGGTGGTTACTAACTGTTCTGGTGGATGTCGTTGCGCGTGGGTTTCACGCGACCTTCGGCTACCGCCAGAGCTATTGCAGCAGACTTCGCCTTATATTCTTCAGGCGTCACCTGCTTCCTTCTGACACGTGCGTAAAACTCCCCTATCTCTTGTTCAGACAGGATTGTTCCGCGGCTGCCATCAGGAGCTTCCATCGCGCCACCGCGGGGGGTCCCGGGGGCTACCAGTGTCCCTCGATCTACCGTAGCGGTAGGACGCGGGGTTGGTATTGGAGTCTTCCCAACATATGCCTGAAATATCCCAACGACTCGTGCCACATCGTTGCTATTAAAGGCTCCCACAAGCGAAGCATTGCGGGACGATCCAGAGAATACATCAACTTCTTGTAGCCACGCAAGGAAATTGTCATCCTCGTTGACGGCGCGCCAGGTGGGGACAGCGGCGTCCAACGAGTCGTACACAGCCTTTCTCGCCATGGCGGCGGCAGATTGCTGGGTCAGAGCAAGCGTGTGCTTCAGCTCGGCGGTGTCTTTCATCAACTGTTTGAGTTCTGGGGTCACAGTACCTTCAGCGACTCGAGCGATCATGCCCAGAAGCTCAGG